GATCCGCCCATTTTGCTGGCGCTCTTTGACAGTGATGTAATTGCGCCTTTCAGCTCAGCACATCCCCGTTCAAACCCCTTCTTGTTCATATTGACAACAAGAGTGATTACATCATCCACGCAGTCAGCCTCCCTTCATGTCGTTTAATCAAGTAGCGAATTAAGCCATTTTTCGTTTTCTTTCTCTTCTTCTGTGAGCTTGCGGCGAATATCAACCAGATTTTTATTAGCGGAATAGAACTCTTGCTCCCACTGCTCCAGCTTCTTTCCTTTCTTCCGCTTATTCCGAATGGACAAAACTGTACTGTAAGTACATTCGCCCATTTCCATAAACCACCCAAGGAAAGTCCACCAGTGAATTCCCTCAACAGAGCGGATTTCCTTTCCGGCAACACGGTTGATTGCTGGAATCAGCAGGTTGTAATCCTGCTCAAAGTCAACTGTCCTGACGCCACCGGAGTCCTTTTCCTCCGCTCCGTTGTTCATAAACTCGCACATAGCCTCGAATGCCGGCTTATAGTCTTCCTTCCGGAATGTTTCGAAGTTCTCATACATAATCCAGAGAGTTGCATAAACCTTCTCGATATCTTCAAGTTCAGGGTCATTCATCGTCGAAATGATATCCAGAACCGCCGTATACTCCCAGCGGATAGGCTCGTCCCTGCCGTTGACGCTGAGCGTCGTCGGAAGGCCAAACATTACTGTCTGCCCTTAGCGTGCTTTCCGGTTTTGTAGCCGTGCATATGCTGCTTCATCCGGACGTTCACACGCTTTACCTCAGCGTCGAACCGCTTGGAAATGTATTTGCCGATGGCATCGTATACCTTCTCGCAGAAGAAAACGCCACCCATCGGCGCGAAAATATGGGTCTTGCTGAAGAACGCTTCTCTGGAATTGCCGTTCAGGACGTAATCCATCAGCTCAACCATCTTATTGCCCGCTTCATTCAGAATATCGACAGACGTACTGTCTTCGCCCTCGCCATCCTGATTGATGTTCGCATTTATCAGAGGCGCAACGACCTTTTCGAACTGGTCAGCAACCTCGTTGTATCGGTTCACAATGTTGACATCGGTCGGGTAGAACCGGAATGTACCGATTCGTTCCCCAAACTGATTCTGAATCGCCACTTCTACGGCACCATCATCGATGACAATGGAATCCATGTTTTCGGTTGCGACAGGAACCGTCTTTTTCGTTTCTTCACTCATAACATTTACCTCCAGTTATATGTTCCCTTTGTTTGAACACGGGGCAGCGCTTAGGCCGCCCCGTTGCCTTCTTCACTGTGTGATCTTCGTCGCCTTTTTGGTGGCAAGGTCAAAGTTGACCTTGTGGCGGTTGCCATTGTTGTGTACCTGAAACGGAACCTGAACGCCGGATGTATCGCCGCCAAGGGAAGACGGAATGACCTTGCAGCTCTCGATGTACGCCCACAGGACAGTGCCTTCCTCATCCATAAGGCCATCAACTCGGGTTGTCTCAACGCCGTCTCCGGTAATGCGCTCGTTTGCGATCGTCTGCAGTTTTTCCCACAGCGGATCGTCTTTTTCGGCATAGTACGGTTCGACGGTGCTGGAAACCTGATAGCCGGTAAACATAACAACCTGTTCGCCGAGGATGTTGTTGGTCGTGTTCACCTGCGGGTTAAGTTCTTCGTTGTACTG